TCTCTCTATTGAGCAATTAAACAAAGTGTATAACGCCACCGATGTGGGCATCAATACTTGCATTGGTGAGGGTTGGGGCTTGGTCAATACTGAACATGGTTCCGTTGGCGTTGCACAAGTTGTTCCCGACCATACAAGCTTGGCTGAAATTTTTGACGAACTGCCACGCATTACTTGCAACGCTTCTGAAACCGACAGGAATTATGGCCTTGAGCGCCTACTTCCTGATCCTGATAGTGCCGCAGAAATCTTGTCGTATTACTACGAAAATCGCGATGCACTGAAGAAAGATGGGCAATGGTGCTACAAGCGGCTGCATGAAGAGCCATTCACTTGGCCGTATATTCAGCAGCAATTGCTTGGCGTGGTAGAACGTACTCTCAATGCAAAGGCCGCTGAGCCCGAATTCAAAGGCTTTGGCACTCCCGCAAAAATTGTTTGATCATGCAAATTTCACAAATCTTCCTTTCAACTGATCCATCAGAAGCGCTTAGCCCTTTTCTAAAGCACGCTACGGGAACTATCGACGCATGCTTTCCCGAGGCGAAGCATGTTATTTACAACAGCGACTCACTTCGCGCCTTCATTGCTGATAACTATGAAGAAGAAGTGTTGTGGGCTTACGACACGCTCAAGCCGTTTTCTTACAAAGCAGATCTTGGTCGTTTCTGCTTGCTAAACAAGCTTGGTGGCTGGTATTTTGATATTGGCGTGAGGGCTTTTAATGCAGTGGAGCTTGGTGATCGCATCAAGTTTCTTGCCTTCCGCGACATTCAGCGTTTTAGCTACACAAGCTGGGCGTGCGCCACAACAGTGCTTTATTCTCAGCCCGATAATCCCGCGTTGCAAACTGCCATTGAAATGATTGTGGCAAATTGCGTGCAACAATACTATGGCATCACTCCATTGTGCCCTACTGGCCCCACGCTGCTTGGCAAAGCTTTGGCAGCGAATGGAAGTCAAGCTGATTTTGTTTATGGAGACTACCTAGAGCTGACGCCCACTCACGGTCAAAAGAATAGGGCTTTTGTACTGCCCGATGGCACAATCATGGCATGGAGCAAGCCTGCTGGTGGTGGCGATTTGACGGGGCTTGGCGCCAAGGGCGTTAATAATTACAATGAGCTGTGGCAAGCTCGCAAGGTGTACGGCGATGACTGATAGCACGATTTATGCAGTTTGCATTCCTGGCGAGAAAGTGCGTTACACGGCCAAGTCTCGCGTTGTGCCGATTATGGGGGGAAGCCATGCGCTAACTGACAACGAGCGCGAAAAATTGCGCTTAGAGGGCTATGTTTTCGACGACGAAAATGCTTTTCTTTCTGGACTAAATAGTCGCTGTGGCGAACTGTCTTGCGTGCATTGGATGATTCGCAACGCCAATGAAGACAATATTGGCAATGCCCAGTATCGGCGCAATTGGATAGAGCCACAAGGTGAATGGTATTGCCCAGAAACACTTTACTTGCCTGAGCCTGCTCAATTTTCTTGTACTCTTGAGCAACAATTTTATGGAGGACATTCTGCTTTTGATGCACCAGCGATCACACGAGAATTGGCTGACACAAAAGAATGGTTGTTTTCTCGGGAGGAAATAGATCAAATATGGGCACAATCTTCATTTATTGGCTGCAACATGGCGCGTGGTCCACGGCAAAGTTATAAGCAATTTATGGCGATCCTGCTTTCGGCATTGGGGCCAATTTGGTTTAAGCATAAGGAGCATTTTCGCTCCATTGATGGTTATGACAAGCGTGCAATTGCTTTTATTGCAGAACGTTTGATTACTGGCATGGTTTTATGCAGGGATAGGATTTTGCCAGGCGTTAAGATAGCCACGGCTCCGATAGGATTTATTAATTGATTGCGCTCAAAATTGATCATGACTACAAAAGAAAAGCAAGCAAAAATTGCTCGTGTTCTTCGCGAATTTAAAGCTGGCACTCTTAAGGGTAGTGGCGGTGAGAAAATTAAAGACAGAAAGCGTGCAATTGCCATTGCTCTTTCAGAAGCTGGCATGAGTCGTCAAGGTAAGAGCGATACCTATTGGGACAATTATTTCATGACTCTTATTGGCGAAGAGGAAGAAGAAGAGGAAGAGGGCATGGAAGAAATGGAGGACGGTTCCTGCGGAAAAAAGCGCTGAGGGGTGACGCTGAAAGCTTTGCCCCTCCTGCTGCTGTAAGAGCCGCTGCTCGTCGCGGCCTGGAGTTGCGCAAGAAGCATGGGAAAGGAGGATTGACGACGCAGGAAGCGGGCAGGCAGGGCATTGGAAGCGGCGTTGCTCGCGCGACAAGCTTGGCCAATGGCGAGAAGGTGAGCTATGAGACCATTAAACGCATGGCCGCATTTTTCTCAAGGCATCGCAAAAATTTTGCTGGGGGCGAAGATGACGCGGGATTTGTGTCGATGTTGTTATGGGGCGGAAGGAGTGGAGAAAGATGGGCTCGCTCTATAATCAAGCGAGTTGAGCAACAGAAGAAAGATGGACTATAGGCAGGCGTATATTCGCTTGATTGAGAGGGCAAAAGAAAGGACGGAAAAGGATTTAGATCTAAGTCAAAAATATGAATGGCATCATTACTTCCCTATTTGTTTCTGGCGTGACAGGAAAGAAAACAAGAAAATTGTTCCTCTGACTTTGAGGGAACACTGGGTCGCCCATCGCCTGCTGTTCAAAATGTTTCCATGCCACGGAACGGTTGCGGCGTTAATTTGCATGTCTAAGCGCGACCCCAAGATGAACTCGCGCAAATTTGAGAGACTTAGACAAGTCCTTAGCGAGCACAATTGGACAAAGACTTCAGAAGGCAGGGCTTTCCTTTCTCAGCAGATGAAAAGGCGTGTCGCAGAGGGTTGGACAGTTTCGGAAGAGGGACGCCAAAAGATTTCAGAAACATCCAAGAAAACGCAGGACAAATGGAGAGAGGAAGGCGGTCATCCGCTCTCATCGGATAAAGCACGCGCAGCATCTAGCGAAAGAGCAAAAGCTCGCAACAAGGAAATGAATGCATGGTTAAACAAAGAAAAGGGAAAAGTCGTGAGAAAATGCGAGAAGTGTGGGGCTCAGATACGCGGAACAATGGGAAATATGAAGCAGCATCAGCGTGGTGGTAAGTGCCGCCCGCAAAACGAGGCTTAAGATGGTAGAGAGTCGCAAAAAAGACCAATGAGCGAATACGTGCGTGTTATCGAAGAAGAGGACGAAGGCATTGGTCTTTTAAAGGCTCTCTCTATTCTTTCCGCTAACGAGCATCGCAATACTTCCAGGTGGGAACTAGTGGAGAAGCAGTGCTTTAAAAATGGACGACTAGATGAAACGCACATCTATGTAATGAGCGTTTACGAAAAGCCCGACCCTCATTTTGAACCGACAAAGTTTTTGACGTTTGAAATTGAGGCCATGGCAAAGTCCTACATTATGGAAGACATTGAAAATCAACTTGCCAGTATTCGCGGCGAAGACGATGATGAGGACTGATTATTGCGTTTCTTAATAAGCGCTTTTTATTGAGAAAGCTAATTGATCTTTGCAATGAATGATGGGTAGCCCATCAGCCACAGCACACTAATCCCATAGAGACCGCTGAGCGTGCGAATTTGTACGCAATCTGGCGGGGCTGTGCCTTTTTCAATGCGGCAATAAGAGCTTTGACTGATATGAAGTTCTTTTGCTACGTCATGTTGCGTGAGTCCAGCATTAAGCCGAGCCTCCTTAATGCGACTTGCAATAAGAATACGAGCTTCTTGGTGGGGAAGTTTAAGAGCATCCGTCGTGCTACGTGCCAAAAACATCACGATGATTTATTCCGTTTTGCATAAGCCTATAAAGTATAACATTCGCTTCTTGATAAAGTATGAATATGAGCACCATTTCTTGCCGATACGATTTCTCTCCTATTGAGAAATACGAACTCACGCCAGAAGGTTATCTTCGAGCGTGGGCTTCAATCGCACGCACTGGCATCCAACACTACACAGATAGTGATGGCTCCATTCGTCGCGAATATCGTCCTGAAACAGAAGTGGCGTCTCCCGATAGTCTTGCTTCATTCGCGGGCAAGGCAATCACTTCTGAGCATCCGCCTGTACTGCTCGATTCTGAGAATACTAAGGACTACCAAGTAGGCTTTAGTGGTACTGAAGTGGTGTACGACAATGGTTTTGTCAAGGCGGTGATGACAATCACTGACGAAGACACCATCAAGCGCATCATGAAAGGAGATGCTCGTGAGGTAAGCGCGGGCTATAGGGTGAATTATGATCCCACGCCTGGCGTTACAGAAAACGGTGAACATTACGATGGCATCCAAAAGGAAATCATCGGCAATCACATCGCTGTTGTTCGTCGGGGCCGCGCTGGCCCGCAAGTGAAGCTTCATCTTGATAGGCAAGATGCTGCTGACCCATCTTTGATCTCTAATGGAGGAGACCATCTCATGACGGCAAAAGTCGTTTTTGATGGCGCCGAGTTCGAGGTGACTGAGAGCGTTGCTCTTGCAATCACCAAAGAACGCGAAGACGCCAAAATGTCCTACGAGGACATGAAACAAAAGTACGATGAAATGATGTCCAAAGCTTCCAAAATGAAGGAAGAGATGGACGCCATGGAAAAGGAAATGCAAGGCAAGTGCGATTCCGCTGAGGGTCGTGCTGACGCCCTGGCTGAGCAGGTGGAAGAGCTGAAAGGCGAACTTGCTGCTGCTCAAGAAATCAACCTTGATTCCATGGTTGAAGAGCGCGTGGCTCTCATTGAGAAAGCCAAGCCTGTCCTGGATTCTGCTTATGAATTTGCTGGCAAAACTGCCCGCGAAGTGATGGTTGATTCCATCAAAGCAGTGCGTGGTGACGAGCTTGATCTTTCTGAGAAGAGCGATGACTACGTGCAGGCAATGTTCGACACTCTTTCCGAAGGTCGTTCTGACTCTGCCACCACTGACGAGCTGCGTAAAGCCGTAGCTTCCATTGCTTCTCCTGTTTCTGCACCCTCTGCCTATATGGACATGCTGCAGAATGCCTGGAAGAAGCCCCTTTCCATCTCCAAGGAGGCTAAGTAATCATGGCCGTAACTTTCTCTGCTTCGGGCACTGCCTCCGCTGGTGGCGTGCAACAGAGCTACGCTCTGGAGCATGACGCACTGCTGGAAGGTCAACTGTCTGACATTCGCGACAACACCATCGGCACCTACATCAACGAAACTGGCGCTGTGCTGCCTTTCGGTAATGTGGTTGTCTACAACACCGCTGGTACTGCTGCAAACTCTGCTGCTACCATTTCTGGCGCATCTGACACCGTTCAGGGTGTGAACGTTCTCACCTATGTTGACGAAACCGCTCTGGATTCCAACAACCGTCCTGGTGTGAAGAATCAGCAAGTGCTAAACGTGGCTAACGAAGGTGCAGTGGCTGTCTATGTGACCGGCGCTGTTTCGCCCACTGCGCCTGTGCGCGTGCTGTATTCCGCTAGCGGCACTGGCAAGGCTGGTCAGTTCTCGCATGCTTTTGCTTCTGGTAAAACTGTTCGCCTCGCTGGCGCACGTTTCCTGAGCACCACCACTTCCAGCGGCATTGCAATTCTGGAGCTGAATGGCCCCAGCTTTACTCTTTCCGCTGATTCTTGATAGGAGGCCCTAACAATGTCTGAATTCCGTATGGATGACGCGGGTCTGTTCCTTGAGCGTCAGCTTGAGTACATCCGCCCCCAAGTGTTTGAAGTGCAGTATGCGGATATTAAGTATCCGACCATTCTGCCTGTCACTAGTGAAGCTGGCCCTGGCGCTCAGACCTTCACCTATCGCATCATGGACTCCACTGGTGAGTTCAAGCTGATCGCTGATGCTGCTGACGATCTGCCCCGTGCTGACATCAGCCAAGTTGAGAAGAGCATCAACATCCGCTCCTTCGGTGGTTCCTTCGGTTACACCGTGCAGGAACTGCGTGCCGCTCAGATGGCCAATATCGCCCTGGAGCAGCGTCGTGCTGCTGCTGTGCGTCGCGCCTATGAGGAGAAAGTGGAAGAAGTGGCTCTGTTCGGCGAGAGCACTGTTGGTCTGTCTGGTTTCTTCAACAACTCCACTGTGGATGTTGTTGCTGCTGATAAATGGTTCACCGATAGCGGCACCACTGCTCAGGAAATGCTTGAGCTGCTGAACTATGGCGTGAGCGCCATTATCAACGCCTCCAAGATGAAGGAGCAGCCCGACACCATCCTCATGGCTTATGAGGACTACAACAAGGTGAGCACCACTCGCAACTCCGACAGCTCGGACGTGACTGTGCTGGAATACTTCCTGCGCACCAATCCCTACATCCGTAACGTTGAGCCCATCAACCAACTGGATGCTGGTAACAGCGTGCTGAATACCAACCGCATGGTTGTGTACAAGCGTGATCCCGAGAAGGTGCAACTGCACATTCCTCAGCCCCTGGAACTCTTCCCGCCCCAACAGCGTGGTCTTGAGTTCATTGTTCCCGCTCATGCTCGCGTGGGTGGCGTGGCTCTGTACTATCCCAAGAGCGTTATCTACGTTCAGGCTTCCGCCTGAGGATAGTTGATCAAGGGAGGGGCGTTAAGCTATGGACAATTGTTTCTTTTGAACAATGCTCATTGCTTATCGTCCCGAACTTGAGAACCCGCCCCGTGAAGGCGGGTTTGGCATTATTACGCAAACTGGCATGATTCAACTCACGCCTGGTCTTAATCAAGATATTCCAGAGCATCAATGGAAGGTGGCTCGTGAGAATAGGGCGGTTAAACGCCTTATGAACATTGGAGCCATCGAGGAAGTGCGTGAGCAAATCATGGTGGAAGATATTCCACAAGATGTGCAAACGCTTTCTCAAATGCCAATGGTGGAAGCCATCCGCATGATCGAACTCATTCATGATCCCGATCAGTTGAATGGATGGAAGAAGATTGAAGGCCGTGTAAGGGTGCGTAATGCCATTAATAAGCGCATTGAAAACATTCGTATTGGGAAAGCCTGATTATGGCCGTCACTTATGCGAGTTTTCTTGAGCGGTTTCCTGAATTTACTCCCCATCCATCGGGGATTGTAAATGGTGCCATCTCTGAAGCCACTTACGATGCTTCTGCAGATGTATTTGGGGAACAAACTGATAGGGCCGTGAAATTCCTCGCTGCTCATATTATTGCCATTCAGCTTGCGCAGATGGGCATTCAAATTGGTGCTACTGACGGCAAGGTGTATGGCGAGGGGCTAGATGCCACTCAATACGGTCAAGAGTTCAAGCGCATGCTGAATCTTCTTCCTTCTTCTTCTGTTGGTTTCGTTGTATGAGCAATTTCCTGGAGCCACTTGCCAATTCCGCGCTGGTATGGCCAGTGGCTTCGGCCTATGCGCTTGATAGCGAAACTGGAAATTACGTGGCTGTCGCAACGGGCATTACTTACTATGCATCGTTAAGACAAAAACGCAATCCTCAGTACGATTATTTGCTTGGTGCAGACCAGACTGCCGTCTATATGGAAGGTCGTCTTACTTTTCCGCTTACGCTATCTGGCGTGACGCCTGGAGATTCTGCTCAAGCAATTATCAATGGGAGAGAAGGGCGCTTTGAACTATTGCCAAACGAGGAGATTGCTATTCATTATTGGCAGTTCCTCGGCACACCAATTAGGGGAATTTTTAGACTAATTGGCAAAGGAAGCGTTGACAATGCTTAATCGAGCATGGCGCCGCTTAATCATTCTTTCCTTCCATTGAGGATCTTCTCATGCTTTACCATCCCACTGAGCTGGTGAAGAGCCAAGACGTGATTGTGCGCGTTGGCTCGATCAGCGGCACTGCACGTCCTGTGATCACCCAGAGCGGCGCTACTTTCACTGTGAGCGGCGCTCCCACCCTTTATACCCTTCAAGCTGCTACCACCGCTTCTGTTGCCTTTAACGATGGCAACCAAGAATTCTATCTGCTGGGCGGCGGCGGCTTTGCTGATAGCGTGATTGTTACTAGCCAAGCCACTGCTTCCATCACTTCCTACTTCCAAAAGGACGTTGATGGCACCACTTTCCTTCCGAATAGCTTTGACGAAGCCTTCCAAGTGATCAGCTCTGCTCGTTACGACAAGAATGCTGAAGTGTACGTGGAAGTCAACAAGCAACTTGGCGCTTCTGGTACCACTTACTACTATGATCGCGTGGCTTATGTGGGTCGTGTGATGAACTATAACGAGAGCTATCCTGCCGATAACCTCGTGGAATGCACCTTCGATCTGATTAGCCGTGGTCGCATTGGCATTCACCAGAATGCTGAGAACACTGGCTCGCTCATCCCTTCGGCTCCCAATAGCTAATTCATCTTTCCATAGTTCTTTGCTAGCCTCTCCTTACGGAGAGGCTTTTTATTGTGAACATTACACAGCTTCGGGAAGTTGTTACTGAACTGCTATCTGCATCGCCCAATTTAATTGGCACTTATACGCTGCCAAACAATTCAACTATTCCTGCCGTGTATGTAGTAGGAAGGCAAAGCGTGCCCAATGAATGGAAGGTGAAAGGGCTCGAAGTGACAATGCGAGAGTTTCCTCAGTTGAATCCCCGCTCTCCATTGGGAGGTGCTGTGAAGGTGAACCAGATATGGGAAGTAGTGCTCACGCAGTTCACGCCTAATAGCGGCACGCTTGCCAGTGCAATGGACAGGATGGTTAGACGTTTTCCTGATGCCACGCCACGATATTTTCCCGGAGACGATATTGCCTATGAGCGCTGTCGCTTCATGGTGCCCGATATGATTCTGCGCAATCTGATAGCACCATGAGCGGAATTATTGTCGGTGGTTCATTTAGCAATCCCAGTAATCTGGCGGCAAAACTTGCTAAAGCTTTTGAAGAATGGACAAGAGAAGATATTCAGAAAGATTATTGGGACGAGCAATTTAGAGACATGGGCCGATGGGAATATGGAAGGGAAACGCGCAGAAAAAATGGCGATTTAATTGGCGAAGGTCGTCGCGATATTTACGACCTTGGTGCTCTGTACGAAAGCGGGCTAGAGAGTTTCAATGTGAGCCTAGGCAGTTCTGCGATTGTCGCATCGTGGACATGGGACGCAACCAACCCCAAGAATGGCTATCACTATGCAGTGGATGTGCATGAAGGACTGGGAACAAGCGCTGGTTATCCTCGACAATGGACAGACGAGCTTGCTTCGCCTGCATTGTTTGAAGGAAGCGATGTACAGTTAGCATTGAAACGCCGAATTAAATTTGCGTTTAGTGCATGAATATTGACTATCTATGGAGCGAAGACCGCTCTGTTCATGCCATTAATAATCAACTTGACGGAGCGTCCATGGAGGTGGGCATCCTCTGTCTTATTTCTTGTCGAGACGAGACCATTAGAATAAGCAACGAAAATCATTCATTGCTTGTTGAAGTGCCTAAAGAATTTCGCTCTAGTAGCGAAAGGGTGAAGGTGTTCAACGCATTGTTAAACGTTCTTGATCATGAGCAAATACAGCTTCCTTCTGCAGACTAAAGCCGAAGATTATTTTGAGCTTCTTCCTGAAATTCGCATGAAGAAATATGGTGGCTGGCTTGTTGCTGAAGCAATTGAACAGGAAGAAATTAGTAAGCTGCAAAGCCAGGCTACTATTAGGGCTGTGCAACTGGCTAAGCGCATTGCCACTGCAAAGGACATTCCTCTTGACGAAGCTTTTGGCTTGCTTCAAGGCGGCGGAGGCTCCATTACTGAAGCCGAGCTTCTTTCGGAGTACACCGAGGAAACGCTGAGCATGATCACCAGTGGCTCTTCAGTGGAGAGCACCAACGCCCGCATGGTTACTGCCTTTATTCGCTCTCGCGGTCAGGGCATGATTGACGGTGAGTGGCAGGACCTTGCCGATTGGGAGCTGGACGACACTAAAAATCTTCCTCGCAAAGCCATTGCGAAAGTAGTTGAGTTTATTGCTGAAGAGCAAAACGCTGAAACGCAGGAGGCAGTGGCAGCAAAAAAAGCGACGAAGAGGAATGGTCCTCAGTAGCAGAAATGCTGGAAGCGCGAGCGCGTAACCAGCTTAAAAATTTAACTGATTGGAACGAAATCTATTTTCGGCTTTCGGCATCAGATTTTAATGACAGGCGATGGCATGCAGATCAATTTGGCTTGCAGCCATTGTCTGATATTAAGCGTGCATTGAAATATCTTGATAAGCATGACGTGGCAAAATACAATGTGCAGAGCGTTGCCATCGCCAAGCTTGGCACGATGGCGGCTGGCATGATGGCGGGACGGAAGTCCAAGGTGAAGCCAGAAGATTTCTTGCCATTTGATACCAAAGCGATCAAAAAAGATACGGGCGTTACAGATGAAAGCTTGATCATCTTCCAGCGCCTAATGAAGACGAGGCGAATGGATGGAAGAGTAATTGCGTTGTTGGCTGATGATTTAAAGGCTTTTGCTGGGCGTAATCAGGATCAATGATTATAGAATGTAGACAATAACGAGCAGTTGAAGATGGCAGGTCAGAATGCTGATATGACCCTTAAGGTGGGTCTTGACCTTAGCTTCTTTAGGCAGCAATTAGCAGGACTTGGAAGTGCTGCTGGCGGCTACTTGCTCCCAATCAATTTAAAGTTTGATCGCACAAGCCTTACTGAAGAATTGACGCGATTAAGCAATAGCCTTAGCCGCAAAAAGTATGATGTTGAAGTAAAAAGCATAAGCCTTCAAATATTATTAGATAAAGTAGAGGAATTCAAGAAAAACCTTGCCGCGCTTAAAGAAGAAGATATCTCTCTCAACGTAAAAGTTGAATCCAGTATTTCTGGAGTAAAAGCCGCCGAGGCAAGGCGCGATATCATTTCAAAAATTACAGGACCAAAAGGCGCAATTTTTGTGCCAATCGAAGTTAAGCCTCCTCTTGTTAAGAACATTAATGCAATCAGGAAGAGCATTAAAGATAGTCTTTCTGGAATTGTTATTGAAGTTGAAGCGAAAGTTAAGGGAGGAGCAACATCCGCTAGCGCCACTGGAATTAGCGGAGGCGAAGTTGGCCAAGCAAGGCGTCCATCGTATTTGGATTCTCCTGCATATCAGGCAGAACTCGCTAAAATTGCGAAAGCAAATGCTCAGGCATTAGCAAAGGCTGCAGCAAGTCTGCCATCGGGAAGAAACAGGCAGGAAGTTGAGCGGCTTTTACAAGCATTTCAATCTCAAAATCCACAAGGAGCTAGTCGATCTACTGCTTTAGGTGCGATTAGGGAGCTGATTGCTCGTCAAAAATATCAGCAAGGACTTGGCTTTGAAGCAAGCTTGCAGCCTCTCCGTGGACAGAGGCAAACAAGCGCGGCGCGTTCTATGCCCAATCTCAATGAGATGTTGGATCGCATGGCCAATCTGACCAGCAATCCTCGTGCTGCACAACGGATGTTGCGTGCGCTCCCTGAGAGTCGCATTACAACTAATCTTGTTGGCGCCGCCAATCGCCAAGCAGCTTTTCAACAGCAATTTCCTCAAGGATTTACACTGCCTGGATTTAATGCGCCAAAAGCTTTTGATCCACTTCTTAAAACCATTGCAAAGGATTTTACCGAATATTCCAAAACAATCAATACAACCAATCCGTGGATTGGCAAAACGGGCAGTGTATTGGCGGATTTCATTA